ATATATCTCGGTGGATGTGCAGTCATACAAGAGCACACCACCAACACGAGGGGCTGTGTAGGTATACCGGAACGACATCGCGGGAAGGGCACCGCTACTCCACGTTGTCCAAGCCTTGCTAGTCAGGTCGTAGCACAGGATACCGCTCGCAAGCACGCTGTTGTAAGAGAGTAGGTAGAAGTCATGTCCGCCTGAACTGAATCCCGTGGCGTAAACCTCCGCTATATCAGTGAGGGCTGCCAGCAAACGCTCTATGTTAGGCGTGGCGATGTCCGTCACCTGCAAGCGTTCCATCATGCTGATGGACGTGCGGCCCCCCGAGTTACGGGACACCCAAATAAGGAGATCGTTGATGCGCACCAGGGAACGTGTATGGAGTAGCCCCACGGAGCTATTCTTCGCGGAGTCGTTACGAGCCAGTGGAGATCCCTGGGGTTTGGCGGCGTTGTAGAAAACATCAATCGACGTTTCCTTGAACACTATGATATAGGTCAACTGCTTTTGAATCGCCTTCGGTGCGTCAGCGTCCGTGCGTACCTGGAGAAAGTTCAAAGCCGCCCATGTGGTGACATCATTCACCGCGCTGTTCCACAGGCGACCGTCACTCATCAGTACGAAAGTCATCCCGTCAAGATAAACCATTGGGCCGATGCGAAAAGCTCCCCCGGCGGATGGCGGCCATGCGGCGATCGTAGTGAGCGTAGTCCCGTCTGTCCAACGCGCGCCAGTATTCGCTGTGATCAAGGTCTGCCGTGGGGTAGCCCGATTGCTGGACATTTCCCAATCTGCCTCAAAAGCGAACCCGAGGTCACCAATAAAGATTACTGCACCAGTGCCCTCAAACACGCTGTACAGTTCGGTCTTCGCTGCGAAAGATGCAGTAAAGATTGCAACGAACCCGTAAAAAGCATTCTCGATATGGACGCCCACCGTCTTCTGAGGATCAGCCCCTGGGCTACGCAGGTTCGACACGAAGCGAATCGCAGGACGACGAAACACATGGACGGAGCCGTCAGGTTGGCGCTCCACCACAGCATTGAGTAACTTCGCGTCTGTGTCAGTGGATATCCCCCGGTTAGAGGGTTGAACCACCAGGGGAATCGACTTGAGTTCAACGCTCATCGGAAGTCTCCTTGAACATAGCCCCCACGGGCATCGACCTGGAACTGGATCGAGGTATCCTCAGTGTCCCAAGAGTTCAGTGCCTCTCGATAGAAGGCGGTTTTGGATTCACAACGCTGGACAATGCTTTCCGGTTGGCCCGTGCAAATATCTGCAGCCAGTGCCCAATGTAGGAAGATGAACCACTCTTGCGGGAACACCATATCATCATTGATGTTTACCACATTGGGTTGCTGAGTCCGTACGATAACGTGAACCTGACCCAGGGCAGCCACGTTATCTGGCACAAGCCACAGCCACAGGTTGATTTGCCCAGGCTGCTTGTCCTCAAAGTAGCTGTTGATCTGCCCTTGAATCCCCGGCTGGGACAAGCGTGTCCACTCGTTCCAGGACATTGGAATCAGGGGACGTTGAATGTTGTTTTGGTCCTTGAAGTAAGCGTCAACGATCTGTGTGGGCTTAGGCATCACCACATCACCGGCAGGGCCAATCACGTAACGACCTTGTCCGGCCACCAGGGTGATCGGCACATCTTCCATCAAGAACAATTTGAGCCCCTGGGTCTGTTCGAAGTTGATGATATCATTCAACCGAATCATGTACCGGGCTTGTTGTGCCGGTGTAGGGGTTTGACCCTCTTGGAGCAACCCCGCATCCTCCATAGCATTTTGGATGATCCGGGATGCGGTGTTGTCAGCCATGATTAGCAACCTTTCTTGCCGTTATTGTTGCCGGATTCTTGGACGTACTTGAAAAACAAGGTACGCAATTCCGTCAAGCTTTCCTTGAGCCACTTGATATCGCGTTGCATGGCACCCCAGCACATTGCGCCAGTGACCAGACCTGCAACCGCACCAGCGGCCAGTTGTTGGAGAATCGCTTCCATCATACCCCCTGTTTGACTAGTTGAAGAATCACAGTGAAGTTCTCTGTACCGGCAGTCCAGCCCACTGTGCTCAGTGTGATCTTACCATTCTTACCGACACCCGCATTGTTCTGCAAGCCGCCGAATTGACGGAACGGGAGCTTGCCACGACCGGACAAGGGCAGGGCATCAACCGGGGTGGCGGCATCCCAACGCAACAGCACGCCCAAGGGGTCGCTGATGGCGAACTCTACCTGGTCAATGCGCAACTGTGTGGGGACGGGGGATAGCAAAGCCGGATCGACGATCACGACGTTTGTCAGGTTGGCGGTATCGAGAACGCCCGTGACCTTAATCACAATATTACGGGCACCGTCAACGAGGATTTGGGTATTCACTACGTTGGCCATATCGTCCTTTCAAGTAACAGAAAAGGGGGCCGGAGCCCCCTAACCCTTAGCCTGAGATATCAAGGGCCGTTGGAGCCGAAGATACCGCGAGGATCGGTACAGCCCACTGAGAAGCGCATGTAGCTCAAGGCTTTGGCGTTCTTGGTGTCGAAGTCGTTGTCCTGTTCGAACGATGGCTTCTCACGCCAGAACATGCGCATACCATCTGGGCAGTTGGTGCGGATGAAGAAGGCGTGCGGCTGGGTGAAGTAGTGGTTCATCTTGATACCACCGGGGAACGCATTGGTCGCCTTCAACACGTTGATGTTGTTGGTAGCAGTGTTGGACTGCAGTACCGACTTCATGATACGGTTGGCGTTGAACCAATCCTGACGGGTCACGTGCAGGGACTCTGGCATGATGTTGACCAGCAGGCCGCGATCGTTTTGAGTACCCATGATCTGGATGCTCAAGTCTTCCAGCGCAGCTTCCGACAAGTCGGCTGGGGTTGCCAGTGCGTTGGAGTAGGTACCACCTGTGACGTTCACGTGGGCAGTGTCGATCAGGGGACGACCGTCTGCTGTGGTGAAGTAGGTGTTGTTGAAGGCGTTGTTATACAGGAAGGCGCAGACGTTTTCGATGGTTTGATTCATCGAGAAGGCGTTGACCTTCGCACGGCGCTGCGACACTTGCTCGTACAAGTTGTCCTTGATTTCTTCGTGCGTCACGATGTAGCCCAACGCGTAAGCGATATGGACGTAAGTCGTGATGATACCCTGAGCTTCAGAGTCGTACGAAGGGCCTTGGCCTTCGGGCTTGATCGGAGCCAAACCGAAACCGGTGACTTGAACGTCTTGTTCGTATGCACGATCAGACGTTTCAATGTCGAACAGGTCCGTGTACTCGGTTGTGTGCTCGTTGTAGATCTGACCCCAGATGGCATGGATACCAGGCCAGAGCAGTTTTGGGTGGGTGCCCGTGTTGATGATACCAGACATGGTATGCTCCTTTCAATGTTAGATTTAGAGGCCGACTGTACCTGCGCGGTAAGTGTGCTGGTTGATGATCACGCGCCACTTAGCGTTAGTACCCACGGCGTTGTCTTGGCGAGGTGCGATACCGATAGCTTTCAGCTGCAAGGTAGCGCCAACAGCCCCGGTGGAACTGTCCAACTGCCAACCCGACAGGTAACCGTTGTTGGCACCGGAAACCAAGTTGAAGTTCTTGGTACCGTTGGCTGCTGTGATGGCACCCCCAACGCTGTCTTCTTGGATTTCGAAGATAGTGTTGGGGTCGTCAGCTACCATGACGTAGTAGACCTTCGACTTTGTGGCGGGGATGATTGTGGTGTCCAGGTTGGCTGGGTCGACGAAAGCCGAACCGTTTTCCAGACCACCTGCGCCCAGCAGAGCGCCGACCACATCGTTACCCGTACCAGCAACAGCCAGGGTCACCAAGGGCACACCGTCAGCAGTGACACCACCGGCCAGCTTGAGTGGGTCACCAATGGCGAAAGCGTTGACATCCGTGGATGCGATTGCGTATGTACGGCCCTTGCCGTTCCAGGACGCACCATTCAAATAGCCTACAGGGGACAAACCCATTGGCTTCGAGACGTTAGGCATAATAGCCTCCTATTAGATTGGGTGTTTGGGGGTGAAGAGGTCTTGCCCCTTCTTTACATACCGTTTACCACGGTCGGAAGCGCTTTCACCTTGAGCGGCACTGCCACCGCCACGCAATTGCTGTGCGATGGATTCGTTGCGGTCCAAGATGAGTTTCTGGTCAGCCTGCCACCATTCCTGTGGGAGCTTCATCAGATACAAACGCTCTGGGTCACCATTCTCGTCGGCGGCATCACCAGCCAAAATGCTGATGTTGGAACCCAGGTCTGTGGAACCTGTCGTGGTCTTGGGATCGGCCAAGCCAGAGTTGTCCACAAAGATGCCATCTTCAGCTGTCACGTGAGTGTAACCTGCGGCTTTTGCTCGTGCCACGTTCTTACCCAAATGCCAGTGGAGGTGAAAACCGGGGATTTCGGGGACCGACAGTTTCTGATTCGGTGCCGACATTGGAATGCGACTTGCCTCAGTGACACGCGCCTTGGGGGCGTTGCCGATGTTTTCCTTGTTTGGATTCATTGCTGTTCTCCTGCGAAGTAGTCCTTCGCGTATTGATTGCGCCAATCGGCGAGAGTTTTGTAAGCACGGCCTTCACCGACCAGACGTTCACCGAAGCGGTCACATGCCGCACGAGCATCTGCAGGGAGGGCATCGAAGGTTTTGCGGCCACGACCACCACGAGGGGTAGTATCGGCAGCACCGCCTACCTTGTCGAACTGACGTTCATCAGATTCGGAAGGGAAGGCTTTGTCGACCTGTTTGGCCACTTCGTTGAAGAAGGCCAGGCCAG